CTCTAGAACCTTCACCTTGTAAAACTCTATACTTAGTGCCTCCAACTTCAACTTCTGGGTGAGACTGTCTTGGCTTCATATCTACATTCTTGCTATTAGCAATACTGTTTTTTAAAGCGTCAGCTCTACCTTGCTCGTAGAAGTGATTAGCAATAGCATCTGAATTCATAGCTGTAAATAAAGACTTGTGATAACCTTTAGCATCTGACATTTGATTATTTTCATCTAGGAACTTCCCTATAAAATTATTAATGTCGCTTTGAGTTGTTTTAACCTTTTCTACATCATTAACGTTAAACCTAAACTTCTTGTCACCAACTTCGTATTCGAAACCTTCGAATTTGTCAGTGAAGACTGAATCAGTCTTTTGTTGAAAGTTTTCAGTTTGACGCTCTTGTTCAGCCTCTTGCTCTTTCGATTCATTTTGATAACGATTAAAAAAGTCCATTGCCTTTTGCGCCTCTGGCGTAAGCTTAGAACCAGCTTTTATTTCGTCATAATACTTAGACTTTTCCCCGTCTAAATAGGTCTTAGCATTGGCAACTTGCTCTTTTAACGCTAATTTTTTTCTTTTTATCTCTGTGGATTCATCCATGTCTTCATCATAAGAAAACTGATCATCCATTAAGAAATCTATTTCCTCCATGTCTAAGTGAGGCTTTGTTTTTTTATAGTACTCTTGAAGAGCGGTCATGTTGTCCATCTCTTCAACGTTTACATTTAATCTAACGTAGTCGTTTATGTCTCCACCAGTTTCGTCCATAAACTTTAATAAGTTATTAACGTTGTCTGGCAAGTCTACACTAGTTGTTTGCTCTGCAATAGGCTCTACAACTTGCTTAGCTAGCTCTACAGCTTCTACTACCTTGTCTTCTGGAGCTTCAGTAACCTCTACCACTCTAGCGGGTTCTTCTACCTCTTCTTTTTTAGCTGTCAAATCAACTTTAATGACGTTTGGATCTCCAGCTGATTGAAACTTTGACTCATCTACTTTTTGCTCCGGAGCTTTTTCAACCGGTTGTGTAACCTCTTCGACTACTTTTTTTTCTTCTTGTTCCATGATAAAATATTATATAATTAGTTATTACTTAGAATGGTAACCCCTCAAAAGAACTATTACTCGCTCCTTCAAAGTTTTTAGGTGGTTTGTTTTTTAATCTTTGGTCTATCATCTCCGATTGTTGAGATGCTTGTATTTTTGTTCTTGAGTCTTTTCTATCTTCTCTTTCAACTTCTCTTGAAAGCAGATTTTGAGTTTCTAACTTCTTAAGACTATAGTTCATTATGTATTCTTGCTCCATTAGCTCTTTTTTAGCCTCTTGTTCTGCAGCTAGATATTTGATTTTTAAATCATTTTTACCAGTTTCTAATTCCAGTTGCGAAGTAGTCATCGCTTGTTGTTTTTGAATTTCACCTTGAGCAGCGGCTTGTTGAGCCTGTGCATTAGCCTGTGATTGTGCTTGTATATTCTGCTGCTGCATAATCTGATCTCTTTGTCCTTTTTTCTTTCTTCTAATCTTAAGCATTTGATTAGCAAGCTTAACGTTCTTTATAGATCTTAAATCAATAGCATCTTCCAAGTCAATTAACTTGTTAGCGAGTGCAACTTGAATGTTGTTTTCCAGCATTTGTTTTTCTTCTTCATCTGGAGCTAAGTCTATGAATATACCAAAGTCGTACAGGTGAAGTTCAGACATAGACTCTAGTACACCTACGTTTTGTGCTCCTACACTTTGTATAAAGGCATTTTTAGTAGGTGAATATTCTAGTATATCAGATATTCTAAGTGATAAACACTCTGCTGTTTCAGCTGTTAAAAATAAGCCAGCTTGAAGAATGTGTCTTGTTGCAACGTTTGAGTTAGCCGCCGCTAGCTTTTGAACACCAACTAAAGCACTTTTGTCTGGCAAGCTACCGTCTCTAGCTTCGTTTAGCCCGGTTGTGTCTCTTATCATTTGTAAGTAGTAGTTGTATGTAGCTATTAAGCTTTGCATTTTCTGCCCACCAGAGCCAGACTGTATTTCTTGTATCGGTATTTTTCCTGGGTTCATATCACCATCCGAAGTGAATGATCTACCAATAACGGAACCAGTTTGGAAAAACATATTTAAAGCTTCTTGTGGACTGTAGTTTGTACCGTTACCCAAGTCTATTTCAGCTAAACCATCAGCATCTAGATAAACTCCGTCTGGAACTAGTCTAGACATTACTTGCTGTAGTTTTAGGTGAGTTAATTGTATCATATCAGCAAAACCAGTTATTCTGCTCACTATAGACTCTATTGATCCATTGTACATTCTAGGCGCAACTATAGAGTAGTTCATTTTTACTTTAGTAAAATCACTCTTAGGTCTCATCATGTTTTTAGACATTTCCCATTTTATGAGCTTGTCTGTACCTAGTATCATAGCTCCTTCGTACAAGCACTCTACTGATCTTAATAATCTCTCGTACTCTCCTTGCTTTTCTTCAGGTGGATTAAAAGTGTCATCTTTTTCAATAGCTTTGTCAGCACCTGTAGATACGGTCTTAACTTTGTAAACTTCGTTCATATAAGTTTTGTAGTTAAAATAAAGTATATCTACTTTGTTGGCGTCTTTCTCTCTTCTTCCAGCTGCGTAACCTCTGTTGTTTCTACCACTATAAGTTTTAGCTTGTTTCATTATGTCTTCCAGTTCTTCTGGCATAATGTGTGGAAATTGCTTTACTAGTTCGTTAACAGGTATTTGCTTTACCTCGCCAACGTAGTATACATCTTCAAAATAAGGTGAATCCGTATGTGAATAAACTAAATTTGCTGGGTCCACGTAATCAATAGTAACACCTTCAGAGTTGTTAAAGCCTGTCTTTACAGCGCCTATTCCTAAGACTGTTAAGTCATAAAAGAATCTTTTCTTTATCAATTCGTAATTGTTGCCTTCTAGCAATACGTTTATAGCTTGCTCTTCTGCTATCTCAACGGCCTGCTTGTAAGTAAGTTGCATGTGTAGTGCTAACTCTTCTTCTGTCTCTGGCAATTGAGCTTCATCATTCTCAAAGGTATTAACACCTAATTCTTTCTGTGCGAACTTAGTAAGATCTTTAGTTTGCATGTCCTTAAGTATAGACTCCATGTACTCGGTTCTTTTTACTACACCGAATGGATCTTGAGAAAAAGCTTTTACATCGTATGTTCTTTCAGCTATACCATTAACTACAATATCAACAAACTTGGGTATAATTGGAACTGGCTTCCAGTCTAAGTTTAAGTAGCTTAAGTCACCGTTTATAGATAGTTCATCTTTATACTTTTGTATAGACTGTTCTCCACGGGCATAAAGTCTTCTCTTGTGGTACTCTCCTTTGTTGCTTTGATACTTGTTGTTCTGGTAGTTTGTACCAAACCACTCTTGCTCAATAGCTTTAGCAACTTTTAAACCGTACTCAAAACTTATTTTTTCTAAGTCACTAACTACTTGACTAGGAAAGCTACTACTATAAATTGATTCAGCCATATTTAATTTTGTATTATTTTAGAGTTACCGCCTTTGTTGTCGTACCTCGATATATTTATGCTTAATTTTGGTTTTTGTACTACTGCGTTTGGGGCGTACAAGTGTCTGTTGCAGGCCATAACGGCTAGTCCAGAACTTATAGCAGCATCAAACTTTGTTCTTTTATTTATGTCAAACTTAGACCAGTCATTGAGCGTTTCACTGAAGTACATATTACCGTAGTTTCCTTCTCCTAAATGACCAACGTGGGCTTGTATATACATTTCAATTGCAGCAGCGTGAGCTTGCTTAATATCCTCACTAGAGTTTGGTATTCCACCAATCTCTTTTTCCGCTACACTCAATTTATTCCAACTCTTGTCAGGTCTGTTCATACTAAATCCTCTATAGCCTCTTCTCCGCATGTAGTACAGTAATCTAGGTTTATTGTTTTCCGCTAGTATTGGCATACCGTAAAATACGCATGCCATCAATACGTCTTCAAAAAACATTTCAGCGGTCTGTGGTCTTGCTATATATTCTAAAAAGAAAGCGTTAGCAGGCGCGTCTTCCATCGAGAACTTGGTTAATCCATGAAGAGATCCGTTGGATCCTCTACCATCCACTGTACCACTAATATCATAGCTATCGCAGCCAAAGGCACCCATGTGTTCATTTCCTGGATATTTTATTCCGTTCTTAATTATTATTTTGTTTTGAAGATGTGGCTGTGGTGTCCAACTTATTTTAAACCTACCTTTTGGATCTGGATAAAATATTACATTTGAATCCTTAACTCCATTAGCCCACTGAAAATTACCTGTGTTAACCACGGCTGAACTTCCAATACCTTCATTATAATCTATTTGCTCGTATATTTTAACTAAGTTAAATATACTGTTTTTTGTTTCATCTCTAAAAGCATGCTCCGTTGTTCTGGGAAACTGACGATAAAATTCATTTAAACCATCTTGATCTTCTTTTAAACCATCAACTTCGTTTTGCCAATGATCTACGACGCCTATTTCTATTAGTTCACCGTCTGGTCCATAACACTCTTCGCTTGGAGTTCTAAACACTGGCTGTCCAAACTCATCAATAAATCCTTCAAAGTTCCATTCCATTGGGACAAACAAAGAATATAAACCAGACTTTGTTTGACCATTTTTGTTTCTTTTAGTTACATCGCTGTCGCCGTACAGCTTTTTAAAATTATTACCTCCTTTGTCTAGAGCGTTAGATGTTGATCCCATCATGCACTTACCTATAACTCTACTACCTAGTCTAAGACAAGTTTTTGTAACTCGCCAATTGTTGAGTATGTTATCTGGTCGTTCCCATTTACCACTCTCATCGTGTACTAGTAGTGAAAGCTTTTCACCATCATAACTGTTGTCACCTGTGTTCTTCCAGTCAATCGTAGTATCTAAACCTTTTATCTCTTCTAGCTTTTCGTTTGTCTCTATCTTCTTACGGGTAAATTTACTCGCCGGTACACGATATGCTAGCTCAGACTTAGGTCTATCCATACCATCTTGTATTGGTTTGAAGAAAAAAGGATAGTTTATAGATATAGGTACAACCTTGTCCGTAAACATCTTTTTTGCATCGGCTCCGCTCTTTGACAGTATTCCGTATCTACTATCACTTGATATAGTAGCTTGATTAACTGTTTCAGCTGAACTCATGAAAGAAAAACCAGAACGTCTATTTTTTAAATAGCACATGCCGTAGCACCTCTTGTCAACCTTGCAAGCTTCCCAGAATATAAAAAACAATCTATTTGCCTCTCTAAAGTCCGGGGCACCTACGTCGATCTTGCTCCACTGCAAGTACATGTAGTGGGAACCTGTTATGTACGTAGGCGTTCCATTATTATTAAACCAAAAACCACTGCTACGCCTATCGAACTCTCCGTCGATGTAGTCGTGCCACTGTTCTTTTTGGTCTTCTGGATATGCCTTCCAGTCAAATATTGTTTTAATTTTTTTAAGTATGCTAGGTTTTTCAAGTTGTTCCCATTTTTTATCTTTGTTAGAGTAAACATCTTTAGGGACTTTTGGTAAAGCTATGTGTAGCCCTTGTATGTTGTATATTTCACCTATCTGTCCATTGTGAGATAACACAATTACATCATGTTCTTTATTATAGCCGTGCTCCCACTTCTTGCCTTTATTAAGTCTACTTATTGTAGTCTTTTTTATGGGCTCTATTATTTCGTATAAACTTTGTTCGTACATTATTTAGATCTACCTTCAGCAAAGCCCTTAAAAACTTTCTCTTTCTTCTCTTCAGCAACCTTACCTTCGAGTAAAGCTTCTTCTTCTTGTATACGATTAAGTATCTCAAAGGCATCGAAGATAGCGAGCTTTTTTGTAGCAGCAGCGTTCTTAAGTCTATCGGCAGTAATATCATCGCCACTATCAACAATAGCTTCTTTTGCAACCTTGATAAGTTCTTCAACCGCTTTATGCCCAGCTTGGATTATACTCTTCTTCGTTTCCTTGATATTCATATTTAATTGTAATAAAATTAGATAAAACCCTATAAAGTCTTTGGCTGTCTACTATAAATTCATACTTAGAACCTGGTCTAAAACCTACTAAATCTTCTTTCTCAACCGTACCATCAGTATACTTAACTATACCTATCAAAGGTTTTTCTTCTTCAGGGCTGTAGTTGTCGTTATTTTTAATAGGTTGAACAAAGCAGTAGCCTTTTGGAGCTTTCCAATTACCAGTGTTTTTGTATAAGAATATTTGATCTTGATGCACTATGTAAGTGTCTTC